AGGCGGACTGTTCGGGCGGAATAATTCTGAGGAGCGATCGATCTCGTTCCAGACTATCTTCGCGTCCGGCGACTCGCTTGCATTGACGACGAACTCCGGTGTCACGATGAACCAGGACGAGGCGCTCAAGCTCGGCACCGTCTACGCCTGCGTCCGCCTGATCGCTGATTCGATCTCTACGCTACCGATTGACACGTTCCGCCGCGATGGGACCGAGCGCGTGAACTATCCGCGCCCGGTGTGGCTCGACTTGCCCGAGGTCGGCATGTCTAGGACGACGCATTTCTCGCAGGTGCTGATCTCGCTGCTGATGAACGGCAACGCCTTCATCCGCATCTTGCGCGACGATCAGGGCATCGCTGGCCTAGTCGTCTTGAACCCGCGCAAGGTCGAAGTCCAGCGCAACAACGTAACCCGCCGCGTCGAGTATTCGATCGACAATGGTCGCGAGATCGTCCCGCATGATGAGATGATGCACCTAACCGAGCTCTTGCTTCCGGGCGAGTTGCGTGGACGTTCGCGCATCGATCTGATCCGCGACACGCTTGGACTCGGTAGGGCGCTCGACACTTTCGCCCAATTGTTCTTTGGGCAGGGCAGCACGCTGGGAGGAGTCATCGAGTTTCCGGGCGCGTTGACGCGCGAGCAAGCCAAAGACCTAAGCGACTCATTCGAGGAGCAGCACCGATCCGTCCGCCGCTCCCATCGTCCCGGCGTGCTATTCGGCGGCGCAAAATATTCGCAGACCTCGGCGGCGCCTAATGAGGCGCAGATGTTGGAGTCTCGCCAATACAGCACGGAGGAGATCGCGCGCGCGTTCCGCTGTCCGCCAGCGCTGCTCGGCGTGACGACTCCCGGCGCGATGTCGTACGCATCCGTCGAGATGAACGGCATTCATTTTGTGACGTATTGCCTGCGCCCGTACATCGTCAAGATCGAGGATGCCTACAGCAACCTGATTCCCGGTGATGCCTTCCTGAAGATCAACGTCGACGGCTTGCTACGCGGCGACCAGGCTAGCCGATACGCATCTTTCTCGACTGGCATCCAGTCCGGGTTCCTCTCAATCAATGACATCCACCGGTTAGAAGACATGCCGCCGGCGGATGGTGGCGACGTGTACCGAGTGCCGCTTGCGAACGTCGATCTGGCTGCTGCGAACCTGACCGAGCTGGAGAAGAAGACCTCGATCGCCGTGAAGCTCGTGCAGGCTGGATTCGATCCCTCCGCGACGCTTGCGTCGCTCGGCTTGGACGCGTTGCCGCATACGGGCCTCCCGTCCGTGCAGTTGCAAGGTATCGCGCAGGTCGATCCAGAAGATCCAGCGGCGGCGTATCCGGTGTCTTCGTGACGATGACGACGGCGCAGATCAGCGTGACAACGGCGGCGACGCTTTTGTGTGCTGCTAATGCGATGTCGCAGCGCGTGACAGTCCATAACAACGAAACAAGTCAGCAGATCTTTCTAGGCGATTCCGGCGTGACGATTTCGACGGGTATCCACTTGGACGGCAAACAGGAGCGCCAGATCATCCTCAATCCGGGCGAGGGCTTGTGGGGAATCTCGGCGAATACCAACTCTGTCAGCGTGATGATTCAGAAGATGGCATAGGGAATGCCTTACTTCATTAGCGATCAGCAAGCGGACTGTGCCGGGTGGGCGACGGTCAAACAAGATGTCGGCGGTGATCTGATTGTGATTCATTGCCACGCGACGAAACAGGAGGCGATCGATCAGATGGTAGCGATCTCGATCAAGGAGGGGCTGGAGCCGGGTGGGGAGCGCGTGCTGCCAGACAATTATCGACCGGCGCTCGCCGAGGATGTCCCCGATGGGCGCGCATGTGGCAACTGTTATTTCTATGACGAGTCGAACGTGCAGGATGACAAGGCGTGGTGTGAGCGGTGGGATGAGTACGTCAACGGCGCTTACTACTGCAACGCTTGGCAGCCTGACGAGGGCGACGACGCTGATGAGCAAGAGGCCGGGTATCGTGCGGTTGATCTGATGCTCCCTGAGTACGTGATGGAAGCCGCAGCGCGCGGCTTGGAGTATCACGCGGCTGGATTGTCTGGCGATGGTGTTGTTGATCGCACGATCCGCGAAGCGCGTCTGATGGCTGATGGAGAAGTATCCGAAGACAAGGTGATCCGAACGAACGCATGGGCGGCGCGCCACCTAGTCGATCTTGATTCCGAGGATAACCGTGACCCCGACGCTGAGGGATTCCCCGGAGCTGGCGCAGTTGCGTTCTATCTTTGGGGAATCAACCCACTAGATCCGCAGCCAGCAATCGACTGGTTCGCGTTGAAGGCAGAGCAGATCCAAGCAGAAGAGCGTAGCGCGTTTGTCGTTAGCGAACCTCGCGGTGCTACCATTGACGCTATGACTACTGCCGTCGAGACACGTCGAATCACCGTCAATGAGTTTGAGATCCGCGATCTCGGCGAAGGCGACGGAATGGCTTTCACGGGTTACGCTGCTGTCTTCAACTCCGAGTCAGAGCCGCTGCCATTTATTGAGCGCATCGCCCCCGGCGCGTTTGCGAATTCGCTCTCTTCGCGTAATGAGATCAAGATGTTCGTGAATCACGACACCACCCGCGTGCTGGCCTCGAAGCGTGCCGGTACGTTGCGACTCTCTGAGGATTCTCACGGCTTGCGGGTCGAGGCCGACTTGCCGCCGACGACGGACGGCAAGGATCTTGCAATCCTGATGAAGCGTGGCGATGTCGATTCCATGAGTTTTGGATTTAGCGTTCCGAGCGGTGGCGATACTTGGTCGCCGGACGGTGCAACGCGCGAACTGCGCGAGGTTCGCTTGCATGAAGTTTCTATCGTGACTGCGTTTCCGGCATATACGGCAACGAGTGCCGGCGTTCGCAGCCTTGACAATCTTGCTGCTGCTACTGGCGCCGACGCTTCGCAGCTTGATGCTGCGATCACGAAGCTTGAGGCCGGCGAGATGCTCGACGAAGACGCAGCAATGCTGATCGAGTCCGTCGTGCAGAAGCTGCGCGCCGATACGACCATCGGTGCCGAGGCCAAGGCGTCGCTAGACATGAAGCGCAAGCAGCTTGACCTTTTGTTCTCGCGCGTCTAGACGTACTTTTGCGCTGTTACCATTGGGGTTGTCTGATCTGCGGAGCCGCGGCAGGCGCACCCGGTGCGGAGCCGCGCGGGACATCCGTTAGACCAAACTTTTGATTCTTGAAAGGATCACACCGCATGTCTGATTACTTGAAGCGCCAGAACGAACTGCGCCTGAACGCATGGGAAGAGGCAAAGCACCTGCTCGACGCAGCTGCCGCCGAGTCCCGCGACCTGACCGCCGAAGAGAACGTGATTTATGATCGCATCTCCGAGGACATGGACAACCGCGCTCGCGTCATCGAGCAGATCACCAAGGACGAAGAGCGCGCACAGCGCCTCGACGTTGCTGCCGCTAGCGTCCGCACGGACGAGGTTGCACCTGCCGACGACGACGACACCGAGGCTCTCCGCAAGCTTGCTCGCGGCGAGGTTCGTTCGCTCAACTTCGAGAAGCGCGACGTCTTGAAGAGCAACACCGGGGCCCCAGTGGCCACGTCATTCTATGATCAGATCATTCTCAAGGCTCGCCTTGTTGGTCCGATGCTCACCACCTCGACAGTCCTCACGACTGCCGGCGGCGAAAACCTCCAGATCCCTCGCGTAAATACTTACTCGGCTGCAACGATTGCTGCTGAAGCCGGTGCTATTGGCGAGAGCGATCCGGCTTTCTCGGCATTCATCACGATGAGCGCGTTCAAGTTTTCGTATCTCGTGCAGGTTTCGCGTGAGATGATCGAAGACTCCGGCGTCGACATCCTCGGCTTCCTTGCCGACCAGGTTGGACAAGGCATTGGCTTCAACGTGAACGCGGCCTTGACAACTGGCACGGCCACGACGCAGCCGAACGGTATCGTTACCGCTTCGACCCTCGGCGTTACTGGTGGCACGGGTACGACTGGTGCATTCACAGCCGATAACCTGATCGACCTGGCCTACTCGGTAGACGGGGCAGCCCGGATGTTGCCGGGTGCCGGCTACATGATGAACGGCAAGTCCATCGGTGCTGTCAGGAAACTCAAAGATACGGCCGGGAATTACGTTTTCGCGCCTCGCCTCAACGAGAACACCCCCGACACGCTGCTCGGCTTCCCGCTCTACGAGAACCCAGCAATGGCTGATGCAGGTACTGCCGTGAAGAGCGTAATCTTCGGCCACCTCCCCAGCTACTACGTTCGTCAGGTCGGCGGCATTCGTGTCGATTCTTCGAGTGACTTCGCGTTCTCGACGGATCTGGTCACGCTCCGCACGATCCTTCGCGTG